CCATGTGCCAGGGTTCTTGTCATCGAAGCCAAGTTCAGCGAGTTTGACGGCTGAGGTTGCAGCTCGAAGATACGCCTTGGAGACCACGCGAGATTGACGCTCGGTGATTTCCTCTCGGTTCTTGATGACTGCGCTCTGGCCGTTTGGTAGTTCGATGAGTGGCATTGTGTCCCCTTTCTAGGTGGCTTAGTAGCCTGTTTGATACGCGGTTGAAACGCCGTTGATGGTGGTCGTTGCGATTGGGCTGTAGCCAGTCGAAGCGTCCGTAGCGTTGGCGTTTGCCGTAAATGATACTTCAACCTCGGTGTATTCCTTACCGCGGGTGCGCTTAACGTCTTGGAACTGAACGCTAGTCATGGTGACTGAGAACGAGTGTCCGGTGTCGTTAGGGTCGGTCATCGTGATTACAACAGCCTGAGGTGAGCGGGTCAAAGCGTAGGCGCTAGATCCAGTTGACCAGGTGTCGGCGTTGCTGTCGACTACTGCGGTGAACTTTCCGGTCACTTCGAGAGGACCAGCGAAGTTGACGTGAGGAGCCTGAGTACCCATCGTGAAGATTGGGGCAGTCTTGCGAGCCAAGGTCAACTCACCAGTTGAGATGTAGTTGTAGGTGGTTCCGCCAACTGAGATGGTGGTGTCCCAAGCAGGAATCATGTGCTCAGTCGAAAGGCTCAAGCTCGTGAATGGGCTTGGGGCGCTGGTGGCTGAGGTGTAAGGGTTAGCGAAGAACTTGACAGTCGCTTCGGCTGCGGCTTCGGCTCCAAAGGTGATGCCAAGGCTGTCGGCCTGAGCGCCGGTCATGGTGAAGTAGTTCGCACCGTCAAAGTCCATGATGGAGAATGAGCGGGGCTGTGAACCGTTAGTCGCGTTGTTGTACAACTTGATGACGTGGGTGTACGGACCAGCACCGGAGATGGTGTCGTTTCCACCGAGAACCGAGGTCACTAACCAAGGGAATGTGTCAGCGTAGAGGTAGAACTTCGCGTCGTACTCGTCGTGACGGACACCCTGCACCTGGTCGTAGACCAAAGTAGGTGATCCACGCAAGGCCTCGTCGCGCAGGAACGTCTGCATCGGAGTCACCTGTGGCGAGAAGACAGGGATGTAGACCGGCGTACCGGCTGGGGTGGTTCCTCGGGTTGCCTCTTGGATGAGTCCGAGATAACTGTTGGCTACTAAAAAGGCCATTTAAGGCGCTCCTTTGGGTTGTGGGGGTTGGGTTAGGCGGTTGGGTTTGCGGGCTCTACAGGGGCTTCTGTGGGCTCTACAGGGGTGTCTACGGTCGTGGGGGCGGTGAAGCCACTCCAACGAGCGTCGGGTGCTTCGCTGATGTCGTAAGTCTCACCTGGTACGGCTTCGAGGCTTGCGCCGTCGATGTCGGAATAGATGAGAGTCTCGTCACCGTTGAATGTGAACTTAGCCATGATGCTCCTTATGAGTCGATTTCTTCCAGCACCATTACGCGGATGTTGGAATAGGTTTGGGTGAGTTGCGAACCTGCTTTGAGGTTGCGCGGGTAATACGAAGTGACCTCGATGTCCGGTCCGTTGCCTTGTGGGTGTGGACCCTCTCCCCATACAAAGACCACTCCAGGCGCACCGGCGTTTCGGTCTGCGCGGATGGCTGCGATGAGGCTGTCGAGAAAGGCTTCGTTCTGAGCTGCGGCATCTTCGGCCTGAGGCTCAACGGATCTAAAGTAGCAATCGAGGATAAACGAGTATTCCACGACCTTGCGACCATTGTGCGCTCCACCTAGAGCAATGCGGTTTTCGCGCTCGGTTTCAATCCATAAAAAGATGATGCAACCCGAGGTGTGGTTAGGGTCAGCACCGTTGTAGAACTCGCCCTCCAAAGTCAGTTTGGGTGGGAACGGCTTCACGCTCGTTAGGTACTCGATGTCGGCGTTCTCTAGGTAAGAGGTAATCGCCTGACGGACTGTGGCCCGAGACATTACGCACGACCCCAGACTTGGATGAAGTCATCGAGCAGGTCATAACCGGCTGCTTCGTCGTACTCTTGGGTGGTGGTGCGACTGCTGGTTCCGACTGGCTCGCCCATCTCGTTGATGACCAGTCCACCGGCTCCGCGCTCTTTGGCCATAGCCACGATGAAGTGGATGACCGCTTGCTTGACGGTAGAGGGCATGGTCGAGACGTTGGTGTCCGTGGTGTGGCTGTAGATCAGTGGACTGACTGTGGGGATGGTGAGGCTAGTGCCGTCCCATGAGCTCGAGATGACGAACTGCTCGTCCTTGGCTCCGTCCCAGATGGTGACGGTCATGCCAGCGTAGAGGCCAACAGCCGAGTCCACGGTCAGCGAGGTGTCCCCTGCGGTAATCGCGGCTGAGGTGAATGTGTTGGCAAAGCCGTTGACGTAGGTGTACTGGCAAAACTGCATCTGACCTGCACCCCACGCGCCTCCGACCATGTTGAGTCCGCCAATAGAGGTGGCTTGGCTCAGGCCGTACTGGTTGGTGATGATGAACTGATAACGCTCAATCGAGGTGTTCGAGTCGTTGAGTGGAACGTTGTTCATGCCCGACCCTGGCGCATAGCCGAACTCGAAAGACTTGAGCTCGAGGATGGGCCAAAAGTAGGGCTGGATAACGAACTGCCCGAGGCGGTTGGCTGAGTAGCGACCGTTTTCGGTGTTGACCGTGGCGCAGAGTGTTCCGAGTGCTCCGAGGCAGTAGTTGTCAGCCTTGGCTGATGCCTTGACGATGAGGTCTTGGAGAGCGGCGGTCTGAGCGTTGAGGCTGGCGTTTGGAACAAGGTTGGTGAAGTCCACCGAAGCGGCTGTGGCCGAGTTAAGAACCTCAGTCACGCTGACGTAGGGGGAGATGATTCCCTCGGTCTTGATAAACGGTGCGACTACTCCTGGCATGACTTATTCCTCTGGCGTTAGATCTGTTGAACCGCACTTACCGCATTTGTCACGGAAGAGCGATGTGAAGTAGCACGAATTGCAGACGTAGCCTCTAGCGCCTCGGAACGTGGTTCCGGTGGCTGCGTAGTCGCCAGTCTTGACGAGTTTCTTGCCCAATGCGTCGTCGACGTGGAACGTGCCGTCCTTGTCGCGCTTCTTGATTGGGCCGTCTTCTCCGAGTTGGATTTCTTGGAGACCTGGGTTTGAACCGAGGATTTTCATTTAATGCTCCCTTTGCGAAGTGGCGGGGAGCCGGTCAGGAGAAAGGGGAAACTCTGACCGGCTCAACCCGCGATGGCTAGTTATTCACTAGCGAGTGAGTCCTCTGTTTAGAGGATTCCGGTGATGATTCCGGACCACGCTGGAGCGTGGAACGCAAGCGTACCGTAGGTGTAGGTCGACAGGTCGTACGACATGCCAATCTGTGGCCACTCGATGACCATCTGGTCAACAACGTTGTTTGCCGTGACGGTCGTGCTTACGCCCGAGTCAGGGAAAGGCAACTGAGTGGAGTGGATGACTGCAACACCAGCAGGCATGAAGCGGTGGGCCATTACGTCCACGAGCTTTCCGGTGGCTTCGTTAGCGATAGCGCCAACTACTGAACCGATGCCTACGCCGTCAGCGCCGCTCTCCAACGTGAGGCGGTAGCCCTGAGTTGAAGCGTTGCTCTGAATGGTCTTGCTCAACTCGCGGCGAACTGCAGCCGTGGTCAAGATCCAGTCGGGGTCAGCCTGAACGCTGTTGAACAGCGAGACGAAAGCCGACTGGAAGTCTCCACCAGGCTCGGAGGTCGACAGCGTGCCGTTAAGCGCGTTGATGTATCCCGAGTAGGTAGGGTTGGTCAACTCTGAAACGAAGCCGTCGTAGCCTGAGGTTCCGAGGGTGGTTCCGCCGAAAACGTTTCCGTTGGCAGAGCCGTTGTCGGCTGAGGTCGATGGCAAAGCGGTCACTACTGAGAAGATGGCTGGGCTTGCGCCTACAGCGTTAACAGGAGTGAAGCCCTTGTATGAAACTGAGCTGATGGTGACGTACACGTTGATTCCGATGCAACCAGCAGGAACGTTTGCCAAGGCCGAAACCTTGATTCCTTGACCGGCAACTGCGGTGACTGAACCGCTAGGCACGATGGCCTGTGATTCGCCAGCGGCGCTCTGGAATGTGATGTACTGAGCCGAAACTGAACCAGCGGGCAAGCCTGAACCGGAAACGGTTGCGTCAAGCGCGATGGTGGCAGTTGAGGTGCTAACAGGCAGAGCAGTCGAAACTGCGTTCAGCATGTTGTTCTCTTCACCGAGCATGTGTGACCAGATCGCGGCGGTGTGGCTCAACTGACGGAGGTCAGCGTAGCCCTTACCAGCGAACTCAGCCTGGAGGCTCACGGAGTCCGAGATACCCTGCTCAACGAAAGGCTTAACGATACGGTCAGCCGCGTATGAGATGAGGTTAGGACGGTTAAGAGTGACACCGTTGAATGACTGGGTGTTGGTGTTGGAGTTGAAGAATGTGTTCAGGTTGCCAACGCCGCCGGTGCGGGAGTTAGAAACACCGAGGATTCGACGGAATTCCAAAGCCTGACCAACTGCACCAACGCGGGCGATGCTGTTGCGAAGAATGAAAGTCTTCGGAACGAGCATTTCCAATGCTGGCTGGAGGTCGTAGGGAACCAAACCGATGTTGGTGTATGGAGCACCCGAAAGTGGGTTTGTAAGGGTCCATTCCTTGACGATGTCAGTACCGGCGAGTGCAGACTCAACGGCGGCCAACTGGTCGGCGGATACGGACTTGCTGAGGTCGTCACGAAGACGTGCGCCAGCAGACTTGACGATTCCAACGCCGCGCTCAAATGAGGCTTCGCCTCGAGCTGCTTCTACACGGCCACGAGTCTGGCAAGCGGACAAAGCCGACTTGTAAGCCTCGAAGCGGTCTAGGCGCTGTTCCTTTGGCAGTCCGCCAAAGAGTTCGTCAATGGAGGGGGCAGTAATTGCCATGATTTTTCTCTCCTATGAGATGGGTAGTGGGTTTAGGGGTACTGCTAGTTCTTCGCGATTGCGTCTGCGTCTTGCTCTAACTTGAGAGCCTTTTCGACGTAGGCGTTGCGAAGTCCGGTGTCGATTACCTGCGAAGCGGTGCGACGGTAGCGATCCGCCTCTGCGCGCAGTTGGTCAACCTGGGCTGATTTGGTGGCTTGGTTCTGCGACATGCGCAGGCTTGGGCCACCTGGTACTGCCATCTCCTTGACTGCAGCGAGGTCGGCCTTTAGGAGTTCGAGCTCCTCTTTTGCCTCCGCCAGCGCGGTCTTGGTGGTGGTGTCGTCAAGGCCGAGTGCCTTTACGATTTCTGAACGCAACTCAGCGCGAACCTCTTCGGTTGCGTCGGCTGATGTTGCAGACTTGATGAGGTCGGCTGAAACGCCGAGTCCTAAGTAAGCCATAGTGTCGTCTTCCTTGTCGTCTTGGTCCCATCCGGTGAATGGGGCATCGGTTTCATTCTCGCTGGCTTCTGAGGTCCACCAGTCGAGGAAGATTTGTAGTGAGCAAAGTAGTTCACTCACGTCGCAAATCTCGTCTTCGCTTCCAGCGAGCATCTCGTCGAGCTCAGCCTTAATCAAAGCGATAAGTCCAGCGCGGACTGCAGCCAAGTCGGCTGGGTCGTGCATCATCTCGTCAGCCTTGGCGGTGTCGGCTTCTACAGCCTTGCTCCAAGCCTCGGGGATGAGAGCCTCTTTGCCGAGTGCCTTAGCGCGGGCAATGATGTGAGCCTTAACCTTGGCTGGGTCCTTGGCGCGTCCGAATGACTGGATGGCGTTCTTTAGATCTCCAACAGTCTTGATTGGGTATGAGCCGTCAGGCAGGGCTTGTCCAGCCTCGGCCATGTCCTTGCGCTCAGCGTCGGTGAACTCGCGCTTCTCAACCTCTGGCTCGTCGCTCTTGGGAGCGTCGGTGATGCCGGTGTCCTGGCGCAGGTTGGCTGCAGGGTGTGAGGGGTCTTCTTGGATGATGTCGATTGGGCTGTTCTCGGGGCGGAGTCCAGTTCCACCGCACATCTCGCAGGTGAGCCACTCGTTGTTGTTGGTGTGGACTTTGCCCTCGCCTGAGCAGTCGGTGCAAACGAGGTTTGCGTCCTCGTTGGTGCGACCCTCGGCGGCAGGAGCCTCGGTCATTACGGCTTCTTGCAGGATGTCGTCGGCCTTAGCGATTTCTGACATAACTAGTTCTCCATTTACTGATTTGGCGATTTCGATTCGCGCGTTGCTGTTGGCCGGTCTATCGACTAAAGAGATTTCCACGATTTGCCCGCCGGTGATTACTCCGTTGGGGGCTTCGTCTGATTTCATTACCTGTGCTTGCTTGATACCGATTGAGTAGCCCTTGAGGACACCCTTGCGGACCTTTGCTTGAGTGACTGGATCTACAACTTCAGATTTTAGCATCCACTTGTCGCCATCGGCGTTGAGCTCGATGCCTACACCGGCTGCGATGGACGAGTGCTGTTCGCGGACGTTCGCACCAGTCTTGAACCATTGGGGCATGGCGGTCTTCAACCAGCCTGGGTCGCAAATCTGCTGGTCGAGGTCCAGCGTTGGGTCGGTGGCTAGACCGTAGACGTACAAAGAACCGTCTTCGGCTTCCTTGTAGGTCAGGTCTCCAATGCCAACGTAGGTAATTTCTTGGGCCATTTTGTTATTCTCCTGGGTAGCAAAAGAGGAGGCCCTAAGCCTCCTCAATTAGCGGTTTGGTTGGGTATTACTGAAAGTAATCAGGCACTTTTCCGTAAGGTTTGAAACTGTCAAAAAACTCTAAGTTTCCTGCGTAAGAGCGGAACTCGTAAGTGCCGTCCTTTTTGCTGACTAGGTGGCAGATGTCATCGTCTTGAGCAAAGTCATCATTGAACTCTGCTAGGTAGCGACGGTCTCCGGCCATGATGAGCCAGTAGTCATCTGACTCTTGACCCCAGTCGGCAATAAACAAGTACTGGGTTCCTGCCAGTTGCTTGCGAACTACGTCTTGTGCCTGTTCAAAAGTTGTCACTTCTTAGCCCCTTTAATAAACTGCAGAATGTTCTCGGTTGGTCGGCAGTTGTCGATGCGAACCCATTGGGGCGCAGACAAACGCTTCCAAGCAACGTACGACTCATCCCAAACTGTGTGAGTTTGGAAGTCAACGAACTTGACCTTGTCTCCCTCACGAATCCAGTTTATGACGTGGCGCGAACTGCTGTTCTTCCAGCCCATTCGCATAAAGCCTCGAGCTCCATCCTCTGTTTTGCTGAGAATGTCGTTTGTCAGAGTCTTGCGAACTGTCGCGGTGGCCCTGAACTTTGCACTTTGTAGAGGCGCGTTTCCGGCTGCATCTTTCCAAGTGCGGTTGATGTACTCAAGGGCGGTCTGCGAATTGTCGTTAACAAAAGCGTTTGCCTCTGTGTACACGCCGCGCATGTTCAACTCAGCGTTCTGAACCACGCGCGCGCAGTTAGAGCTGTAAGCCTCAACGCGAGGGTCGTACTGTGGGTTAACGGTTGACAATGCATCCTCAATGGTCTTAGGCGGTCC